CCTCCCGGCCACGCTTCAGGCCGGCACCAGGGTGCCGGTCGTCCTGCGGGCGCGTTATGACGCGGCGCAGACCACGGCCGACAACGCCCGCCACTGGGCGATGGCCGACGCCCTCTCGGCCGACAGCGCCATGTCGGCCGACGTGCGCCGGAAGCTGCGGCAGAACGCGCGGTACGAAGTGGCCAACAATAGCTACGCCAAGGGCATCGTGCTCACGCTGACCAACGACTGCATCGGCACCGGCCCGCGGCTCCAGATGCTCTCCGGCGACGTGAAGCTCAACCGCCTGGTAGAGGAGGCCTTCGCCGACTGGTGCCGGGCGGTCCGCCTGGCCGGCAAGCTCCGCACCATGCGGGCGGCCAAGGCGACCGACGGCGAGACGTTCGCCGTGCTGACGGCCAACCCGCTCATTGACTCTCCCGTTGTGCTCGACGTGCAACTGGTCGAGGCCGACCGCGTGGCGGCACCGTGGCTCGCCTCCGGCAACGCCGCCGACATCGACGGCATCACGCTCGACGGCTGGGGCAACCCGCGGAGCTACTCGATCCTGCAGCAGCATCCGGGGGACCTGGCGAACTGGCGGCACGAGTTCGACCTGGTGGACGCTACGGCGGTCATCCACTGGTTCCGCGAGGACCGGCCGGGCCAGCACCGGGGCGTGCCGGAGATTACCCCGGCCTTGCCCCTCTTCGCCCAGCTGCGCGACTACACCCTGTCGGTGATCGCGGCGGCGGACACGGCGGCCGAATTCGCGGCGGTGCTCTACACCGACTCGCCGGCCAACGGCGAGGCCCAGGCTCTGGAGCCGATGGACATCGTCGCCCTGGAGCGGCGGATGGCCACGGTCCTGCCGGACGGCTGGCGACTCAGCCAGGTGGAGGCCCAGCAGCCGGTCACGGGCTACGGCGAGTTCAAACACGAGATTCTGAACGAGATCGCCCGCTGCCTGAACATGCCCTTCAACGTCGCTGCGGGGAACAGCGCAGGCTACAACTACAGCAGTGGCCGTTTGCACCACCAGACCTACTACAAGTCGATTCGCGTGGAGCAGGCGCATCTGGCTGAAGTGGTGCTCGACCGCATCCTGGCCGCCTGGCTCTACGAGGCGTCGCTGACGCCGGAGTTCGCCGTGCTCCGCGGCCTGCGCGGTGTGCCGCACCAGTGGTTCTTCGACGGCGCGGAGCATGTGGACCCGGCGAAAGAGGCCACGGCCCAGGCCACGCGGCTGACCTCGAACACCACGACGCTGGCCATCGAGTATGCCCGTCAGGGCCGCGACTGGGAAACGGAACTCAGGCAGCGGGCCAAAGAGAAATCGCTGATGAAGGAACTCGGCCTGGTCGAGGAACCGGCCCCGACCGACGAAGACGACGAGGAAGAGGAGACAGACGCCGATGTCGAAGCGCGACGCGCAGCCTGAGTACCTGTTGTTCCAGTGCCCGCTGACGGTCGAGGCCGCTGAGGGCGACGGCGCGAAGCAGATGCCGCGTTTCCGCATGGTCGCCTACACCGGCGGCACGATGCGGATCAGCGGCTTCCCGCACCCGGTGGTCGTGGACCTCGAGGGCCTGGCCATCGACCGGCAGGACATCCCCGTGCGGCTCGACCACAAGCCCATGCAGGGCGTCGGCCACACCCAGCGGGTGGTCATCGCCGACGGCCAGGTCCTGGCCGAGGGCCTCATCAGCCGCGACACCTCGTGGGCCCGCGACGTGGCGAAGTCCGGCGTCAACGGCTTCCCCTGGCAGGCCTCGATCGGCGCGGCCGTGATCGACGCCCAGTTCATCCCCAACGGTCAGCACGTCAACGTCAATGGCCGCACCTTCACCGGGCCGCTGCACGTGGTGCGGCGGGCCGTCCTCAAGGAAATCTCGTTCGTCGACAGCGGCGCCGACAGCAACACCGTCGCCAAGGTCGCCGCCCAGTCCCCCCAGGCAAAGGAGCCGATTCAGATGGAAGAGACCAACACCGCCACGCAGGAAGCTGGAGTCCAGGACACCCATGTCGAGACCCCCGAGACGCCGCAGGCCAGAAGCGACGCGCCGCCCGCCCAGACTCCGAAGCCGTCTCCGGCCCAGGCCGCGCCCGCCACGCCGGCCACGGTGAATGCCGCGGCCGTCGCCGACGGCGACCCCATCGTGGACATGCGCCGCCGGATGGCCGCCGAGACCCGCCGGGTCGAGGCCATCCGCAAGCACTGCGCGGGCAAGCACCCGAACATCGAGGCCCAGGCCATCGAGGAAGGCTGGGACGAGACCAAGGTCGAGCTTCACATCCTTCGCGCTTCTCGGCCCCAGGTGCCGGCCGTGGCCTCGCGGCCCCGCAACACCGGCCCGCAGGTCTTCGAGGCCGTGGCCCTGATGGCCGCCGGGTGTTCCATGAGCCGTATCGAGGCCCTCTACGCCGAGCCGATTCTGGAGGCCGCCGACAAGCTGCGCGGCGTCGGCATCCAGGAGTTCTGCGAACTGGCCTGCGGGCAGCAGTTGCCGCGCTACCGCCGCGACGCCTCGGGCTGGCTCCAGGCGGCCTTCTCCACGGTCTCCCTCCCGAACATCCTCTCCAACATCGCCAACAAGATGCTGTTGGAGGGCTACAACTACGTCGAGGACTCCTGGCGCTCGATCTGCCGCATCGCCAGCGTGAACGACTTCAAGGAGCACAGCCGCTATCGCATGACCGGCTCGTTCAAGTTCGAGCAGGTCGGGCCCGACGGAGAACTCAAGCACGGCAAGCTCGATGAGCAGAAGTACGGGCAGAAGGCCGACACCCACGGCATCATGTTCGCCCTGACGCGGCAGATGATCATCAACGACGACATGGGCGCGTTTACCGACATCCCGCGGCAGATCGGCATGGGCGCGGCCGAGAGCATCGCCGACGCCGTGTGGGGCCTCTGGCTGCGGAACCCCGTGCAGGCGGACGGCAAGGCCTTCTTCCACGCCGATCACAAGAACTACGCCGAGGGCGCCGACACGGCCCTGAGCGTCGACTCGCTCACGGTCGCCGAGGTGATGTTCGGCGAGCAGACCAAGCCCAACGGCCGGCCCCTGGGCATCCCGGCCACGCTCCTGCTGGTGCCGACAGCCCTGAAGGTGCCGGCCGAGATGCTGATGAAGTCGCTGATCCTGAACGAGACGACGACGGCCAACAAGGGCAAGCCGAACACCAACCCCCACGTCGGCAAGTTCACCGTCGTGAGCTCCGTGTACCTGTCGAACGCCAGCTTCACCGGCGCGAGCTCGAAGGCCTGGTATCTCCAGGCCGACCCGAACCGCCTGCCGGCCATCGAGGTCGCCTTCCTGAACGGCGTGGACCGGCCGACCGTCGAGAAGACTGACGCCGACTTCAATACGCTCGGAGTGCAGTTCCGAGGCTATATCGATTTCGGCGTGAGGGAGCAGGATTTCCGGGCGGCGCTCAAGATGAAGGGCGAGGCGTGAGCCTCCCCCCAGGGGCGTGAACGGTAACGACACCTGAACACAGGCGGCTGCGGGCCGCAGACAAGGAGACCAAGACATGGCGCAGGCGTTTCAGGCGAGGTTTATCCAGGAAGGCGCGAGCATCGACTACACGCCCTCGGCGGCGGTGGCTGCCGGGCAGGTGGTGGTGCTGGGGTCGATGATCGGCGTGACGAAAGTGCCCATCGAGGCCAATGCCCTCGGGGCGCTGGCCGTGCGGGGCCTCTTCGACGTCGTCAAGGCCAATGAGCAGCAGGCGCAAGGGGCGGCCCTTTACTGGGACGCCGACGGCAATCCCTACGGCGGCACGGTCGGCACGGGCTGCGCGACCACCACCGCCGACGGCAACACCTTCATCGGCTTCGCTCAGTCGGCGGCCGGGGCCACGGCCGAGACGGTCCGGGTGCTCTGGTCGGGGCCGGTCACGGTCACGAACACCGTGCACAACGCGCTGACGGCCGAGATCGATGACCCCGGCGCTGCCGGGGCCATCCCGGTCACCGACAGCGGCCACGTGGACATTGTCACGGCGGCCGCCGAGACGCGGACCCTGGCCGCCCCGACCTATGTCGGGCAGTTGCTGCTGATCTCCCTGAAAACCGACGGCGGGGACTGCGTGATCACCTGTGCCACCACAGTCAACCAGACGGGCAACAACACGATCACCCTCGGTGACGCCGGCGACGCCATTCTGCTCATCGGCAAGGCGAACGGCGCCAACAATCGCTGGAGCGTGGTCTCCAACGACGGCTGCGCCCTGAGCACGGTGTAACCGTGGCGGACCTCCTGGAGCAATCCTCGGCCTGGCTGGACGGGCAGCGACGGAAGCACCTGGCCAAACCGGTGACCTACTGCCGGGGCCAGGCCGAGGTCCAGGTGCCGGCCACGGTCGGCCGGACGACCTTCGAGATCGACAGCGGCGCGGGCGTCAGTGAGCGGTTCGAGGCCCGCGACTTCATCATCACGGCGGCGGACCTGGTGCTGGGCGGCGCAGCCTTCACCCCGGAGCGGGGCGACAGGATCAGGGAAAGTGTCGGCGGCGAGACGCTGGTGTACGAAGTGGTCGGCCCCGGTCAGGAGCTGTGCTTGCGCTGGATCGACCCGTACCTGCTGGCGAGCCGTGTTCACACGAAGCAGGTGGGCGAATGAGCGGCGAATGCACCGATCGGTACGAGGATGTCTGCAAGGGCGAGTTCGCGGGAATGCACCGCAAGCTCGACCTGCTGGACGAGGCCATCCGCGGCAACGGCAAACCCGGCATTCAGCTGCGGCTGGACCGGCTGGAGTCGGCGGAGCGGACCAGGGGGCGGCTGCTGTGGATTCTGATCGGGGCGGCGTCGACGCTGGCGGTCGGCGGTCTGTGGCGCGTCGTATTCGGAGGCTGACGGTATGACCAGGCGATGGATCGGCTCGGCCGACATCGAGATCACGGATCGTGGCGAACAGGTCGTGGCCCACCGCTCGGCGGCAACCGCCAGCACCAACAAGGTTGACGTGACCAGCGCGGGGCGGATCGCCCTCGCGGCCAATGCCAACCGTATCTGCGCCGTCCTCGTCAACGACAGCGACACGGACCTTTACATCAAGCTGGGGGCCAACCCCGCCGTCGGCACGGGCATCAAGCTCAATGCCTACGGCGGCTCATTCGCCATCACGGCGGCCAACCTCTACACAGGGGTGATCACGGCCATCTGCGCCTCGGAGGAGGCCAAGGGACTGCTGGTCACCGAGTTCTGACACACAACTGCGAAAGGAGCAGAACGAATGAAGTACGCGACGGCGATGTTGATCATGTTGGTTCTGGCGGCCACGGCCTTCGGCCAGGCTGAGACGAGTGCCACGGTCGAGGCCCAGACGGCCCGCCTGGGCCAGGGCGACCCGCCCGCGAGCCTGACCACGGCCGTGCCGGGTTACGATGCGAAGCTGCGGGGCGAGTACCTGGCGGCGCTGCTGCCCAAGGCCGATGTCCTCACGGGAGTGGCCAGGGGCGTAGCCTACATCCAGCTCTACGGGGACCTGATCGGCTTCGGCAAGGACACGGTTGGCCTGACGGAGAAGATCACTGCGGCCATCGACGCCGCCAGTGCGAGCGACAAGCCGCGGCTGGTCGGTGTGCTCTATGGCCGCTGGTACTGCTATCGCACGATGGCCCTACGCTACGTGGACACGCCGGGCCTTGCGCCCCCGGCGCAGCGCGTGGCCGATGGCCTGGGCATCTATCTCGGTCGAGCCGAGCCGAAGCACCTGGTGGCCGCGGCCAGTCTGGCGAAGTTCACGCAGGTGGCCCTGTGGAAGGCCTGGCCCCTGGCGGACAAGGTAGCCCTGAAGCGACTGCTGGCCATCATGCCGGTTGCCAACCACGCCGACTATGTCACCGCCGTCAACACGTGGATGGTCAAGAATCGCACGCCGAACCTGGCCCAGACCACGGCCGACTACCAGACTTACCTGAAGGACGGGGCGGGCGGCACGAACCTGCTCGACGGCGTGACGATCCCGGCGGACGACGCCATCGGCGCGGCCGTGACGGCGGTCCTGGCCAGTAACCCCGACCTCAAGACCGAGGCCCGCGTCAATCTGCTCCTCCTGCAGGGCCGCAACAAGGAGGCCTTTCAACTGGCCGAGGCGGCGCTGCGGGGCGTTGCCGGCGACGTCGACACCGGGAACCTCTCGGTCAACGTGCACCGCCTGGCGAAGGTCATCAAGGCCATCGACGGCCACTGGAAGCGGGCCACGGACTACGTGAACCTGTTCCAGCCGCAGAAGGAAGGCGACGCGCCGATCCATGACCCGATTCCGGACCTCAAGAGGGAGCTTGGCCTGTGAGCGAGACCACGAAGAAGGTCGTCGCGGGCGGAGCGGTCGTGGCCGCGGTGGCGCTGGGCTACCTGGCCCTGCGCCCGGGCGAGGCCCCGCCGGAGGTCGCTCCGCTGCCCCAGTGGCGGCAGAGCGCCCCGCAGGTCGCCGCGGTCGAGAGGCCTGCGGCGCGGCCGCTCGTGATCTCGCGATTCACCTTCGGCGCCGCTGGCGCGGCGAATGTTGACGGCAGCGGGGCGCTCACAGCCAGAACGGTGACGGTAGGCGGCACGTCGCCAATGTTCGCGCGGACGACGGCCCTTGCTCCGGCCCTGGTGCATGCGGGCGGCGGCGAACAGGCGGCCATGCTGACGGGGCAACTCGACATGGCCAAGGCTGCATTCCAGCCGCCGGCGGCGCCCGCCTGGCTCGACGGTTGGTTCTGGCCCTCGTGGCGCGGAGCCGCGCCGGTCGCGTCGGATGATGTCTGTCCGGTTGTCGTCTGGTCGGCCTCCCGGCATGACGATCCGCCGGCCCGGCCGCACCTGGTGGCGGTCACTGCCAATGACGCGACGCCGCTGAAGCCGCTGGCCGAGTACCTGGCCGCCGATGCCCAGGCGGTGGCGGTGATCGTGGGTTGGGAAGAGACGAATCACGATTTCCGGCCGAACG